ATTAAAAATAGATGAATTTGATCTTAAATCAATATTTTTTGTATTACCAGAAACAGAAAACTTTAATCTTGATCCGTTTAAATTAATAAATACATCTGCAACTATCAAAGAGCTTGTTAATAAGTAAGTTTTGTTTTTTCCAAAATTTAATATAGAGTAAGCTGCTTTGCTTAAAGCCTCCATACAGGCGGCTGTATCATCTGTAACACCATCACCAACTGCACCAAACTGTTTAACGTTAATTACTCCATCAACAAATAGCCCCTTAACCTGCCCAACTATCCCAGTAAGATCAATATAAGATCCGCCGTCAGTAGTGCCTGTTCCTGCAGCAACTATTTCCCCGTCATTCCCTCCGCCATCACCTGGGGCGTAATATCCAAGCCACCTTACTTTCTGCCCAATCACAAGCGTTGTATCTGCAACCACATCCGCTACTGAATCGTATATAGCACCTGATATCTCTTTGATGGCCTGAAGATACTGAGAATTTTGCGCGGTTTCTGGTGATCCGCTGGGTGTAATATTTGCGCCCTGCAGCAATGCTTGCTGGAACCCAAGCACATCATTAACGATATCCTTTTCTCTCGGAGTTCCGGTGCCATCGCCAGGGATAGTGGAATTTTTAGCGCCACCGTAGGGGTAATCTGTATCTGGCGTTGATACGCGGCCTGGGTATTTTGCGGATGGATTGATAGCCATTAATTACTCCTAGAGTCAGTATACCCAAGTGTGCGAATCGCTAATCCTGGGGATAAATATGACCCATTATTTGCAGATGAGCGCCTCGTTATTTGACCAGAAACATCTGTATTTCTGTTTATTTCAATATGAGACCGTTCTTGCGCCGCAGTCCATGATGATATATCAGCATTACCAACAGATGGAGAAATGTCATCCCATGTTGTTTCTGATATGTATGTGCCGGTATCGCCATTTGAACCAAGAAACACATTTAATCGAACATCTACTGACAAACCTATAGGAACAGAAAGAGGAACATTTTGACGCGTAGTTCCTGGAGATGTACTTGCGTAGTCAGTTATGCGTGATAGATATGAGATGTATAATCCGCATGCGCTTTCTTTTGCATTGAATCGTCTAATATTTGAGCCCGAATCGGTCACAATACTGCATATCCTCCGGAATGAGTCATACCCCGCAGGCTTATTTGCAGCAGTTATGCTTGTGTCAAATCCTACATCAACTGATGAACCATTATTGATAGAAAAAACATGGTATGTTGTATTTGGTGACAATGCTACGCCTGAGAATCGACCTCCGTTATTGTCTCCAGCCGCAAATGTAGCATCAAGACGCTTCGTGATTGACGACAGAAGATCAATATTTAATGTATCGGTACTATCTCTGCACGACACTGGGCTGATAGTAACATCGTGGTCTGCATCAGCCGCATTTGAGGGAACTCCACCAGATATATAGCCGGAAGGATATGCGGCTTTAGAATTGGCAATGACCTGTATTAATGAGTCAAAATACTGGCTCGCTCCTACTTCGTCGACAGAACCGTCAGGAGTTATTCCAGCCGAGTCCAGCAGCGCGCTAAAGAACCCAGACCAATCATTAGCCCATTGCTGTTCAAGATACGAACCATCGGCGGATGTTGGCGTTGTCCGGTTTTTGAATGCTCCCTGCGGCTGTCCTGCTGTCGGGGGGCTAAACAGACCGGGGTATGTAGTGCTTCTAATTAATGCCATTTTTCCACCTTACTCAACAAATCCAAGACACTCGGCATACTGATCGCCACATGAAAAATCATCACCGCAGCAGTCCTGAAGGCTTGCAAAAAGATATCCAGCAATTCGGACGCCTTGAGGCTTCGGAATGAGGCCTTTATTTAAAATCAAATAAACTTCAATGCTTGTAATGCTACCATAAATTTCTATAGCAAAACTCATGTCCTCATTATCAATAATTTTTACAATTGAATCATTAATGAGAATAGCGTTCACGGCTTCGATTATGTCGTCAATAGTCGTGTCGCTGTTGTTTTTCTGTATTTTTGATTTAAGAACGGCTCTAAAGTAGTCATCTGAAAGCTGCGTATCTGTCGATATAGACCCCGTGCTAAATTGCGTCTCTGGGTCTCCAAACTCCATCGAATCATCGCCAAATTCTACGACTGTCGATTCAACGTTGGTGATTGACGATCTGTCAGTCCCGACAATTCGACCGATGATATCAAGCTGCGCACCAGAGTTTAAATCGATATCATACATCAGCCTGATATCATCAGCTGCGGCCTGTATCTCAGCGCTGATTGTACGCGCTACCTGATACCACCGGTAAGCTTTAGGCTTGTCTCTGTATTGCGCATATACGCGCTCAGGAGCTATCAGACTCATATGATATTCACTGTGATATTGGCCGAAGTCCATCTCGACAATTCATCAAATGCTATCGCAATGTTTGAGCTACCGCCGTTTAACGTAATACTGGTGACATAACTGTTTCCGTATTGACCGATCACATTATTCACCGGGGTATACATTCGCGAGATAGAAACATCTTCGCCTATGTCGAACCCGAGCGGATTAAAGCCATAAGTCGCATCAACAAGGTCACCTCCGGAGTAATCAATAATCGCCTGCTTTATCAGTTCGTCAGCATTCGACGGTAGTGATCCATCATCGGTAACGTTAACAGCTACAGTAATATCTATGTAATCCGGGCGGCCAAATGTAATGTCTTTCGTACTTGCTGGATATTTAGGAGATGTGACAGTCACGACAACAGGAGTCCCAGCTGCATATAATGCAACGCCGGGGTTTTTCTTGAGATAAATAGCCAGAGCAACATCTGCATCAGTTCCACCGTCAATAATTGGCGCTATGCTATGAGCTGGCAGGCCGTTAGCATCAACAGAACCGGTATCATTTTCATATATCACAAATCGCCTAACGCCAGCAGTTGCCCCGATCTCTCCAAGCATTGAATCTATCTGATTGTCACCTGAACGACCGACCGATAAGAGCCTCCGTAATCTCAGCTCTGCGTTAGTCTCTTGGTTTGTGCCAATCACAGCAACGCCAGCATTGGATGCAGATTGCAGCCCGCCGATTGTATCAACTATGCGGGATATGTCACCGATACCAGCCTCAGTAGCGCCGTTTGCTGTGCAAGTAATTGCAGCGTCTACAGTGCCACCGCCACCGATTATAGCCGCCGCATCAAGCGTCCACTGGCTGCCATCAACAACCGACTCAAAAACAGTGCCGGATGGAACCACTATCCCAGCCGTTCCTGTGAGCGTTATTGTCGCGGTGCTTGGAGTTCCCTGGCTGCGATATGTTCCCGTTAGCGCAGATACAATATCAAGCTCAACATCACGCGCCTTGTTCGGATCTTTAGAGTTATACGCGGCAAGCAGCACCTCATCAAGGTTTCCAAATATCTCCGCATCGTGCGCAATTTTAAGCCCGTCAGGTGTTGACGGGTCTAGGTTCCATTTTGGATCGATATCGGTGTAGAGTGTTACTTCGTCATCAAAGTATTCATTCTGTGTCTTTAGACTAAAACCGGTACTCGTTAATGCAGCCATTAGATGACCTCGCCCAGGCTTATATTTATTTCGCCGAATGTTGTCAAAACCCCGGCGCTTACAGAATAGACCCGCGTATCTATGTCGTAATCTGTATTGAATGAGGTCAAGCTAACAACCCCGTCAGTTCGCGCTATTCGCAATTTAATGGCTGAATCAGCTGCAGAAAGATTGCCTCTTTTTGTCAGTATCTGCTGAAACCACGGGGTGCCATCTGTTACATCACGGAAATACTCACCAAGGAACAACCGCAATCTGGTCGTTATTGTCTGTGCAATCTCTTCCTGTCCAGAGATAAAATGTATTCCAGATGTAACTATGTCTCCGGTCTGCTTGTCTATATTTCTAACTGTCATCATGAAGGCCCGGTTGTACTTGATCCGCCAGGTGATACACCACCATGCGTATGCGTATCACCAACATTAGTACCGTTGTGCGTCAAGCTTGTTGATTCTATATTAACATTTGCGGCTTTTATTTCCACGTCACCATTATTTTTTAACCATACATACTGATCGCCAGCCGCATTTCTCATGCGAATTCCATTGTTTCCGAATGCTGTTATTTTATTAGGCTGCGACCTTAGTCCGGGGATGAAATAAGCATCGCTGAAATCATGGAAACGCAATATCGGGTTATTAGCTACACCACCAGTATTAACCCAGCCATCGATGCAGCGCTGACTGAATATGATAATTCCCTCGTTACCTGGTGATAGCTCATGTTCAATTAGGTAGTCTGCGCCAGAAAACTGCACAGGGCATTCAATTAGCGGGGCTGGAGTATACAAATTTCCATCGGTATCAATGCGTTTTACGCCTATCTGAATCTGAGCTAGCTGCGTACTGGAATCAAACGATAATACATGGCCAGGAATAGATGTTCCGACATCCTTCATCATTTCTTTGAATACGCGCTTAAGCAGCTCTGTCTGGCTCGCTGTAGACACTATCTATACCCCGTAATATGAGTTGTCCATTTATCGCCCCATGAGTCGCCAACGTGCCTGACTTTGTATACCCGGTAAATCCCAGATCCGGCGCTTTCAGGAATATTCTGAAAATACAGGTTACTGAAATTGAATGTTGATAGTTCAGATTTAATATCTACTCGGCCACCGATGCGAACTTTAGGACTCAACCTGACAGATACATCACAGCCAACCTCTGTTATCTCTGGGATGCCCTCCATTCCGCTGAACTGAGAAACGATAAACGGCTCACCGGCCCTGAATGAGTTTTTGCCTGTTACTATCAGCCGTTCGTTGTCTATCACATAGCTAAATCCATGAGCTTGACCGAGGCTATCAAGATATACACGAGGGTCACCATTAAGAACATAGCCGCGGGGATAAGGCGGTATAGCTGCGAAGTCGTCTGAATTAATCACCAAAGCATAGCCAAGCGCAGTAGCGCAGGCTGATATGATCTCGGTAAGTTTTGCGTTTTTACCCAGCGTCTTATTAATAGACCCTTTCGGTTGAGATCCGCCTCGCGCAATAACCCTAGCGATAGTGTCGGGCCCGGGTCTTTCCTTAAATACATTCCTGATTTTACCCTGGAATATCGTGTCAATCGTATCCTGATAGCCTGCCCTAATGGTTATTACTGCATTGCGTTTAAGAAGCTTTGAAACAGTATCATCTTTGAGATTGTATATTCCAAGATCGGCATATGAGATAGA